AACAGGTGGTTCAGCTTCAGGCCCATTGGCTTATTTAAATGTGGTTGATATGTTAAGCAACACTGTCCGATCTGGTGGTAAAACCAGACGTGCAGCTAACATGGGTATCTTTAAATATGATCATCCTGATGTATTAAAAATACTTAATTCTAAATTAAATGGTGAAATTCAAACGTTTAATTTATCAATGAGTGTTACCAATAAATTTATGAGAAGAAAATATAAAAATGGTCAGGTTCATTTGTTCAGTCCTAACAAAGGTGAATTGAAAGACACTATAAAATTAGATAAAATTTGGAAAACAGCAATTAGCAATGCTTGGACAAACGGTGATCCTGGCCTTTTCTTTTTTGATACTGTAAATAAATTCAACCCATTTCCAAGCTTGGGAGACATTGATTGTACTAACCCCTGCGGAGAAGTACCACTACCCCCGTGGTCAATCTGCAATATAGGATCAATCAATGTCTCCCATTTTGTTAGAACCTCTCCTGGCATGGCAGATCCAGACTTCAAACCTTTCTTTCAATGGAAAGAATTTACAAAAGTTATTCCTCAATGCTTTAAATTTTTAGATAATGTCATTGATAAACAAGATTATATTCATGAAAAATTTGAAAGAAATGCAAAAAAATGGAGACCTGTTGGATTGGGTATCATGGGATTTGCCGATGCTTTAATTAAATTAGGCATTCCCTACGATTCTGAAGAAGCAATTAAATTTTTTGAAGATATATGTTTTGAATTAACCAGTGAATGCATTGAAACATCTATTGATTTAGCCCAAGAAACTAAATCTTATGTTCCTGTTCCTGAAGAAGATAAAGATCATTTTAGAAATTTAATTTACTATTATACAAAAGAAGATGATGATATATTAGAACATTATGATGAATATGGTATTCATAATTCCAATTGGACAATGATTGCTCCTACTGGATCAACATCAATGTCTGCTGATTGCTCCTATGCCTGGGAACCATTAATGGCATTGGTATGGGAAAAACCCTTGGTTGAATCAGATGAAGTTCTTAAAATTATTCATCCTGAATTTGAAAAAAATTTAGATGCTTGGTTAGACTGTGATAAAAATGCAGTTAGAAAATCTAAAGAAAGTATTATAGAAGACATAATCAGAGAAAATGGATCAATTCAAAATATTCATTACTTTCCTGATTATATGAAATCCATTTACAAAGTAGCTCATGACATTGATCCTATTTTTAAAATTAAAATGCAAGGAGCAGGACAAAAATGGATTTCAATGGCAATCAGTTCCACTACCAATCTTCCTAATCATGCCACCAAAGAAGACATCGATGATATTTTTAAAACAGCATGGAAAGAAGGATTGAAAGGAATAACAGTATTCAGAGATGGATGCAGAGATGAACAAATAGTCCATTTTGGAAAGCAAAAACCAAAAAGAAGAACAACAGATAGATTATCTAAAAGACCAATCAAACGAGATGGATCTACTGTTGAAATTAAAACCCCCCACGGTAAATTTTTTGTTACTGTTAATTTTGTCAATAACAAACCAATTGAAATGTTTTTTTCAATCGGTAAACAAGGTGGTCTGGTCAATGTTATCATCGATGCATTAGCAAGGATCTGTTCTAAAGGACTTCAGGCAGGTATGGATATGGATTGGATTATTGATACTCTTGAAGGTTTAAAAGGTGATTCATTTTGGTTTAAAATGGACGAAAATAAAGAACAATCCGAACAAGCAGAATCAATCGTAGATGCATTATCCAAAGTGTTGTCTTATCATTTTACAGATAATTTATTATCTACTCAAATACCATACAACCGTGATGAAATTGATCCAGCAATTTATGCTGATGATCGTGATTCTTTCATTGGTTTTGAACGTTGTCCTGAATGTCAAAAGAAAGGCTTAACACATAAAACAGGATGTAGAGGAGGAGAATGTATATTTTGTGGTTTTACCAATTGCAGTTAAGAAAGGATGATATATGCAAAAAATAAAATTAGAATCAAAAGGAGAAAAAAAACTTACAATTACACGCAGAGAGAAAAACAGTTCTAATTATATACCTGCAAATGATCCTGAAATGTTTCCTTTATTAACGGACAATCGATTCAATGATGAATTATTTTCCAGAGTAGATAAGTATTGGGTTAACCATTATTACTATGTTGGTACAGAACAATTAAAAGAAACAATATTTTATCCTTCCAGCTATGGCATTGAACAAATAGAATCAGAAAAAGATCATCCTTGTAAAAAATTATATGAAAGATTAGTCGATGAAGGTATCGGTCTCAAAGGGGAAAGACCTGTACCAAATATCAAAAAACCTGTTAAAAGATTAGAATTAGAATGTAAACCAAAAAGGATGCGATTGGAATGCAACGAATAAATTTAACACCTAAACTTAATGATACTTCTACCCTTATAGTTGATGGTAGATTTTTAGCTTACCGCACAATGTACAGCAAACAAGGTAAACTATCACATAAAGATATAAATACAGGAATGATGTTTGGATTTTTTAAAAGCCTCCAATCAATTGCAAATAGATTTAAAGTCGATAACACCGTCATCATGTTTGATGTAACTAAAACTGTTGAAGGTATCCGCAGAGAGGAATATGAGGGATATAAAGTTAGAGAATTAAAATTTGATTTAAATCCCAAAGAAGTAGCTCAAAGAAAACAATTTGAATTAGACTATCACGACCTATTAATCATGACAGAAAAATTAGGTTTTGCAATATATACCCTTGAAAAATATGAAGCTGACGATACCATAGCAATGTTTTGTCAGCAATTTGGCGGTACAAAAATAGTGGCTACAAGAGATGAAGATATGTATCAACTAATTAATGAAGATACTTTTATCTTTGATCCAGCAAGTAATAAGAAAAAAGATCTTAAATGGTTTATGCGACAGTATGGTATTACTCCTAAACAATGGATTGAATATAAAGCTATCGCAGGTTGTAAATCTGATACCGTTCCTGGTATTCCTGGGATGGGAGAAAAAAGAACATTGGATTATTTAAGAGGAGATAAAAAATGGGAAAAGAAAATAAAAGATGCTGAAGCACTATATAAAATGTGCTACAATCTTGTTGTCCTTCCTCACCCTTCTCTCAATGGCTATCAAATGCAATGGAAACAAACCAAATTAGATCAAGAAATGTTCATCGATTTTTGTCAATCATATGGGTTTAATTCATTCTTAGATGATTTACAAAATTTCTATGTTTTTATGGAGGGAGGAAAACAATGGTAACAGGCAAAATGAAACATAAAGCCAAAAATTATGGTCAAGAATATTATCAAAGATGTGTAGAAAAAGGAATTGATTACGCTTTCTACGGCAATTGGCAGAAACAATATGCTAAAATGGTTATTTTTGTTTCCGGTGTATACAAAGTTGAATTACAAAACAAAACACTACTTGATGTAGGTTCTGCTTGTGGTGCTAATCTTAGAGCATTTAAAGAAACCGGAGTATTTTCTAAATGTATCGGAATTGATATTAGCCCGTATCTGGTAGACTTAGGAAATAAAGTCAACAAATTTAATGAAGGTGAATTGATCGTTGATGACTGTGCAAAAATGGAAAAAATACCAAATGAGTCTATCGATATGGTTCACTGCTCACAGTTATTTGAGCATCTACCTGAAACTGATATTAATAAAACCATTCTTGCTTTTAATAGAGTATTAAAAATAGGTGGTATTGGTTTTGTCACCTTAAATGCTATCAAAAAAGGACAGACAGCTAAAGATGTAACCGACCAAGATCCAACACACATAACCGTCATGGATGAAAACCAATGGACAAAGAAATTTAGAGATTTTGAAATGAAAAAAGACATTGAAAAAGTTTTAGCCAAAGCTAAATTTTATCCTGGTGATGATGGAAAAAATTTCTATCAACATTACTATGACGATTGGAGTGTGTTTGTGTTTACCAAATCGTAGAAAGGAAAAGGTACTAATGTGGATCTTGATTTCAATAATCATTTTCTTAATCAGATAATATATCATTCAATAAAAAACACAAAATTTTTAAAATCAATACGGAACATAGTTCCTTTAAATATATACAAAACCAAAGATCGAAAATTTATAATGGGTATGATCTATGGCTATTATGATGATTATAAAGAATCACCAAGAGATAACTTCTCAGATCTGTTTAAAGAATATGAAGAAGACATTACTGAAGATCTCCATAAAAAATGTTTAAACATATTTAATGTACTAAACGATATAACAGGTTCAAACGGTGATTACATTCTTCAACGAATCAACGATGCCGTTTATCATTTTCAATTAGAAGAAGCCAGCATTGAATTTGCATCACTGATAAAAGGACAAAAATATAATGAAGCAGTTGCAGCTATACTAAAAGCAATTAAACAACCAAAAGTGGTTGAAGATCCTTACTATAGTTATTTTACAGATAAATCATTTATCGAAGAACGTATCACTGAAAAACGATATTTGATGCAAACCAAAATACCTATGCTTGATACCATCATCGGAGGATTTCAAACAAACTGGTTAGTCACCTGTCTTGGAGCTACCAAGGCAGGTAAAACATGGATGTTAATAGAGCTTGCTCTGGTTGCTGTATGGCAGGGATTAAATGTTTTATTTATATCTTTAGAAATGGGCAAATCTCAAATAGATGAACGATTGGATATGGCAGT